CCAACGCAACGTCAGCAGTCCGCGCTAGTCCAAACGTCAGGTTGGTCAAGACCTCATTCGCTAGCGCGGTATACCCCAGACGATCCAACACAAAGGCATCCATGGCATTGCCCAGTTGGATAGCGCGCGCCGTAGCCTCCAAGCGACGCGCTTCAACTACCCGCCCCAGCGCGCGGAGAACCGCAGCCTGCTGTTCGAGTAATGCCTTCCGTACCGTAGCCATTTGCTGGTGGCGAACGGTGTCGCTCATTGTCATGCTTGTCTTGGAGGCTATGCGAGCAATATCGGTCCGCATGGCGTCGGCCGCATTCGCAAGCATAGCAACAATCTGCTGATCAGTCAGAACCTGAACCCTTGCATAGGCACGAATCCAGTCTTGTGGCGCCGGCTGCCTAACGGGACCGGTCATGCCGGGGTCCACTTCCCGTCGCGAATGAAACCGTGCTTTTCGCAACAAGGCCACAACAGGCTGGGTTCAAGATGCAACGGTTCCGATGAGACCAACGTATGCTTGATAACACCAGCCGCCATCCAGCGCGGCGCCGGTAGGTTGGGAGCTTCGCACCAATGCCAGATCAGAATCCCGGCTTGCGTCGGGTCATCGGGATCCTGCATCCAATAGGTATCATCCCCTACTGGCCGCGCTTCAATCCCGTCCCAGAGGGAAGGCGGGTTGCTGCGATCAGTATTGTTGGTCACGCCACACCACCGTCAACCGGCATCGCTTCCAACCCGAGACGAGACGCTTGCGCGTCCAACTCCGCCGTAGCGGCGGCCGCCATACGCGCCAACAGATCTGAAGGGAACTGGAACCCAAGCTTGGCCGACAGATACTCCTGGGCATACTGCACATCAACAATCCGGGCAGTAATGAGTTGCACGATCTCAGCAATGATCGAAGCGCGATCGACCGGCATCGCGTCGCCGAATGATACATTGACGGTGAACACACCGTCAGTAGGCGGCCGACCTTCATATGCCGGCGCCCAACCATTCAACAAATCCCACATGAATTGCGTCAGGACCGCAGACATCCCTTGTTCGCGTTCGCGGTTGCCGGCGATAACGGGCGCCATCTTGATTGCCAATGCCACACCGCTCTCCGCAACCTGGACGTCCACTTGCCCAACTGCGATGTCCGGCGTACCGGTGGCCTCCAACGCAACGCTCTTGAGGCTATTCACATGGTCCTGCAGCGGGTCTACGCTCGTGACGCCTTCTACACGTCCGAACTTCTTACCGGCGCCCAACTCCAGGACCGAGGCGGGCGCAATCACCCAGTCCAGCTCAGTTCCATTGGCATCACGCGGGGAACCAGAGTCCGTCCAGTACACCCCAATACCCGCCAAGGCGATGGCCATGTCCTCGTCTGTCATGCCTTGCGTGATACCGGCGAGAACGCTCTCCATACCCTGCAACAGACTGTAACCGAAAGCGGCGCTGTTGGAGTTCTTGAAATGGTACACCGGGATCGCTTGGATTTCCTTTGGCAGCATGAAACCGGGGAAGGCTAGCGTCGTGTGCCACTCGCTCCAAGTCAGCCAGGATGGCGTCTCGGCCGGCTTGAGGTCAACGGCGGAGAGCGGGAACCGGTCATCCCATCCATTGGCCTCATAGAAGTCGATCTTGTAGTAGATACCGCCAATGGCCGAGCCAGGAACGGCCGCAACATCCTCGTCCGTCAGGATCCGTTGGTAACGCTCGCGTTGGGCGATCGTAGTCTGCCCATCCGGGGAAGTCAACAACGTGACGATGTAGCAACCAGCGATTCGCTCCGGATCAGTCCCCATAGGGATCCGGAAGTACTGCGCTCCATCCAATAGCGTGATTCGGAGTCGCTGGCCCTCCGGCTTACTGGTGTCCGCGCTCAGCTGCAGGAATGAATCGCCACGCCGGAGCATGGCGCGCTTGGTTTCGCCGAACTTCACCATGAACAGCTCGCGGTCGAAGAGCTTCTTGACCCAGGCCGCTAACTCCGCCTGATCTTCTGGATGGGCCGGGCTGTCAACCGGGATGTCGTAGCTGATGGTCAAGCCCTGACCCAAGTACCGGTTGGTGGCTTCCAGGATCGCTCGTCCATATGGGATGTAGCGACGTCCTTTGAGGTCCGTCTCCGTCCTGAGTAGAGCATCAAACGCTTCGGCAGCATTGGACAGAATGTCATCATATGTCCAGTAAGCCTGAATGCGCCACAGGTCGTCTTCCGTGTGCTTGTTGCTTACATAGGTCGGGGCTGGGCGACCTAGCGCTATCGCAGTCGAGTATGGGGATACCACCGGTTGCTCCTCCTCGGGTTCGAACGAATCCTACCTGGTCACGCTGGCCTTCGCTTGGCGGGTACTCAAGTACGGGCTCCCAAGCATCCCGGAGAACATACGTCCCAACGCTTCCGGTGTATGATCGTCTTTCTTCAATGGGTTCTCCGGCGCGCTGCGACCCTTCTCGCTGGCCTGCTCTTTGCTTTCCTTGTATCGGTAATCATTGAACTCTCTTATTGTGTGGACGCACCTACGATGGACCGTCAACTGCGGCGGTGCACCCTCTCCTAACGTCCCAACCTTGAGCTTCCGCCGGAACCATTCCAAACGGTCGTTGATGGTTAGACTGCCGGGATCCATACTTCGCACCCGTAGCAATTGCTCTAGCCTTCTTGTGCGATCGGGCTCCGCTGGATCCGGATAGAAGCCGCGCAAGGTCACCGGGTTCATTCCGCGCTCCTGAATGATCTCGGCCATCTCCTCCGTAGTCCGGCCTACCTCATACACCTCATCCAGGATATGGAACCGTTGGTGCCTAGAATCCGTCTGGACGATGAGCCACACGAATGGGTTGGTAAAGCCGTAGTCCGCGCAAGCCCAAGTCTCCCAGCCGGCCCGGAAGCCGTCGCTATTGACGTGTATCTCTTCGTCAAAGTCCTTGAACACGCGGCCCACATACTCCGTGAACAGCGCTGCAATCTCCTGGTTGAACATCTCCACAGACATGTCCAGCCACATGACCCAGATCTCGGGGTGGATCCCTTCCGGCGCAATAACTCCGTCTCCACCACGAATCATCCGACCGAGCTCAGACAGCGCCTGCTTGGCCTTGTCTAGCCGGCCGTGTCTGTGTTGCTCCGTCAACCACTTGAGCAAATCCTCATTGACGCCACCGGGATACACATAAGGGTTAACCCAAGCCGGTGCCCGCCAAGACTTCCAGTCAGCGCGCTCTGGGTCCTGCCCAATCATCCAAAGGTCATAGAACCAGTTCTTGCCTTCTGGTGTAGAACCGAACTGCATCCAACCATTGAAGTCGGCCAATGTTGGACGGATGTACTTGATCAGGACAGAGGGCTTGAGCTTAGCAGCTTCAGAGAACACTACGCCGCTAAGGCCCTCACCAACTAGCGTTTGTGGGTACTTGGCGGACTTGGCCGTGATCAGATAGCGCCTATCGAAGAGACTAATCTGCATGTTGCCGGATTCGGGATTGTTGTACGTCCCCGGATGATCAAAAGCAAAGCCCAAGCACTCCAAGGCATTGTAGATAACGCGGAACTCTTTCTCGGCATCGCTGTACTCCGGCCCAACAATCCAGTACTCACGCCGCAGACTCTTCCGCCGTAGGTAGTTCAACTCAGCATAAGTACGGAACGCTTCCGGAACAAGGCGATGCGCGCCCATCTGGCTCTTACCCGCGCGGCGGCCTGCTGCTACAACCTTGTTACGAGTGCGATCTAACAACACCTCTCGCTGCAGGTCATATGGAACCCAATCGAGCTCCTCCCAGATGTAGGGCCAGAGCTCGTTGGGGGGCGGCGGCGTGAGCAGCTGCTGTTCCATTAGTCCGTCTCAGCGGCTTCCATTGCCTTCTCGTATGCCTTGGTACGCTTACAGTTCTTGCAAGTTACGCCGTACGGGTTAACTGCACCGGATAGCACCATGCTTGGGTATGCGTTGCGTTCAACTCCACAGGCGTACTTGTAGTCGGAATCCCCCATCTCCGATATACGCAAATGGCCCTTGTCACTCACTTCGCCCACATCCCCATTCTCCGCACGCGCGCTCGGGCCAAGCAGGGGGTGAGGAAGGTACACATGAAGACGTTGATACCCTCGATTGTTGCTGCCTGTATCGACGCATCCGGCGGCCCTTCCCCGCATGCGTTGCACCGAACCACAGGCTCGTCCGCTTTCTTGCTCATTTGATCACCACCGTGAACCTTGAAACCATGAATGCACGATCCTTCAATTGCGGGACTTCAAGCCTCTCGCCCGGCTTCCCGTTCAGCAGAAGCGGACCGATGTGCGCGGCCGCCAACCATTCTCGGCCATCTTCATCCCGGAACGTCAGGATGGCATTCGCTTCCATTACTTGTCCTCACAACCACAAGTCCTGGTATGCCTATCCCCGTGCTTGCCATCCGGACCTAGCGGACGGTGCCGATCGCATTCATCAATCAGCCGCTGTAACCTTGCTATGTGATCGGATCTATCCGTTCTCTGTGAGAGTCCCATCCAGGTCTGGGCAATGCAAAGTGTCTCGCGCAACATCTTGGGGCTATCGGAGACTCTCAGGATGGTCATGTTCCCACCTGAGTCTTGGGGTCATATCCGCAGGAGTCCGGCGGAAGTTGGACTTCGCCATCCTCCGTTCTCGGGTTGTCGATGGCGGCCGACATGTTACCGTCCACGCGGACTAGGCTACCCGGTTCCCAGTGGGGCGGCTCGCCCGGCTGACCAGTAGGGACCGCAACCCGATGGAGGTCATACTCCACCAGGACTATCCCGCACCATTCACATCGCTGGCGCATATACCGGCCGAACAACGTAAGCCAAGCGCCGGCTATATGTACCACGCCATCCTCGGGCGCCTTATCCCAAAGGCGCGGAGACGCCAGTTCACAGACGCAACCGTCGCCCTTTGCCCCCATACCGCGTGGGCCATCTCCGTGGTACATGTCCCAATCATCTTTGCAGTATTGATTGTGTACCTTCCCCGGTTGCGGAGGGAATATGTCTGCAATGTTCGGTATCGGCCTGTTGGGATCACGCTTCTGCATCATGTCCCAGATAGGACTGTCTGGCGGGATCAATGGCGGTTCCAGATTGCTCAACGTAGCTCCCCCTACTTGGCGATGGCGCTGAATGCCGGTGGGCGACACTTCACGAATGGTCCCTGGAAGTATTCGCCGGTGAGATCCGGGACATCAAGCTTAGCGGAAGGGGCAAACACATCCGTACTCATGGACATCGAAAACACATTGGTGTCCTGCCTAATGCGGCACATCATCCCGATCGTGGCGTCCTTTGGCTCGGCCAACTCGGCTAGACCAGGACCGCGCTCCAGTCGCGCACTCAACTCGAAGTTCATCACCGGCGGAGACGTAGCCTTTGGATCCCATTTGACGATAATGGTGGCCCGCCAAGGCGTGTTGCGAAGCGCGTTCCAAGGTGTCGTGTGACGAATCACGCCGGCGTCGGTCGTCTCAACAATTGGCGCCAATTGGATGACCGTTCCTGGTTGTCCGGATGCGGTCACGTATACATACAGACTGACCGGGATGCAGTACTCCAGATCGAAGCGCTTCAGTTCACCGTGAGGGACGCGAACCGCATCAACCAAGAGAGTGTAGGTGGCGAAGCGCCAGCCGGCCTCGGCGCCTTCCAGCGGGACCTTTGGCGGAATGGGGTCCGCTGGCATTGGCATAGTGGAGCACCCTTGCTCCGGAATGACATCCTTGACCTTCTCGCCATAAGGGTTGAACCACTCATGGTACGGCCCCGGCTGGCTACCGGGAGTCTTGGGCGCCATGCACGACGCAACCGTTGCTAGCAGGATACAGATTGCAATTGCTCGGACTGATCTCATTTCCGGCCTCCAAGGGCTCCATATACCGCATTAACTGACGATCTAGCTCCGGTCCTTCGATGAGCGCCCGAACCGCTAGCCACAACAACAGCACTCCCATTGTATCCTACCTTCTGCGGGACTCTTGGGGCTATTCCTCCTCCTCCTGATTCTCCAGGCGATTGATGCCGGCGTCCATGAGACCGCGCGCTCGGTACCAAGGGATCGAGCCGCCGCGATAGATGATGCCGTACGTCGTTTGGTCGTTGTCGCTGTCTTCCATGTCCGGCTTGATCTCGGCGGTAACGATGATCCAATCCACCATGGTCCCGCGCGGGTGATCCGGGTTCTCTTGGTACCAGACCGCGCTATGCGCCTCAATTGCCGCTTCGAGCGCTTCCAGCGCGGCCTTCTCTTCGGCGGACCTAGCCATTAGCTTCGCCACCGGAGTTGTAGCACTTCTCGGCCGTCCCGACCTGCTGGTGGGGCATGAAGTGGCCGGTCAAGGTAACCGGCATGATCTGATTGCAGGCATAGCAAAGGACATGACGCGCGCCGGTCAACGACTGCATGTCCAATTGCGAGACCTTGATGGCAAGTTGCGCGAACTGCTTGCTGATCGAATCGAAATACGATTCCAGCTTGGAGAGTCTTGCTTGCATCTCCGCCATTCGGTCCACGTCAGTCATATCATTCCTTCCAATGAGGAGTGGGGCGGAGTGGCCGCCCCACCTCATTCCTATATGGTCGTGGTTAGCAGGGGATCGTGAGGTTGGTGTAGTTGTTGACCACGGAGTAGTCCGCGCTCACATCGGCCAGGCTGTTACCGGACCAGGTGATCCGGCCGCAGGGGTTCTCGATCAGCGTCGGGCCGGTGCCCGCACCCCATTCGTTGCGTGCAATGACATTCCCGGTAGCGACCGCGCCGGTGCCAGAGGCGCCACCGATCCGGAAGCTGTACGAACCGCCGACCAGAAGGTTGTCGAGGATCTGTGGCGCCGGACCGACGTCACCAGACCAGAAGATCGGTGAGGTAGATGGGGTCCCGCGCTGAGTCATCGTGTTATGCCGCAGGACCACGTTGGCGCCGGAGCCCAGCAACTGAACGCCATCGCTGTGGGCGCCTCCGGTGGGGTGCTGCTCCAGGAAGGAATCCGTCACGGAGATGTTGTTGCCCTCGACATCCACGCCATCGCCGCCGCTGAATGACTTCACGCGCAGCAGAGAGAAGTCGTGCCCTCCGAATGCGGACTCACGAGCGAACGGATTGGATCCCTTGGCTTGGACCGTCGTGTCCTCGAATGTCGCCGATCCGAACACCTGGACACCACCGAATTGACCGGCGTAGATGACGCTGTTGGTGATCTTGACGCCAGTCGCGTTCACCGTCAACCAGTTCGTGCCGTTGCAGTCGAAGAGCTTGTGATCGTAAACGGCATTGTTGGTATTCAGGACGCAGCCCTGCGCGGAAAGCGCATTCATCGCGCCGAGGTAGCCGGTGTTTGCCGCAGTGGGCCAAGTTGCGGGCGGCGGAGGGGGTGGCGGGGTTGTCGTCGGTGGCGCCGTTGTAGTGGGAGGCGGCGTGGTCGCAGTAGGCGTTGGGGTAGGCGCAGTGAGTCCGGCGATCACCTTGTCCTGAATGACGATGCATGCCTGCGCCGTTGCCGTCTCTTCCGGCGTAGTCGCGTAGACCAATTGCAATTCGCAGTTGTGGCGAAGCTGTTGCGCAAACAACAGATCTTCGGCCGGCGTCGCGGCGGATGCTCCACCCACATTCGCGAACAGACCGGCGAAGAGCGCCAGTACAGCAGCAATGAATGTCCATCGCCACTTGTTGGTTGACTTCACTACATCTCCTTGTATCGGGGGATTGATCCGGGCCACTCCCGGTGCTATCAAAGCTATACTGCGACGCAGTTATGGCGCTAGCAATCAAGCTAGGTCCGCTAACACAGTCAGGCTCATCATCCCATTGCTTGGAGCGGTAATGACCTCTCCTGCAACGGTGACCTGTACCTCCAACAGGAACCGCCCGGCTGGCAACAGGCCATCCAACGGCCAAACAACAACGTTACCGTCTAGCGTTGCATTATAGACAATAGAGGCTCCGCCGAGGGATGGCCGCACATGGACCTTAGCAACGCCACCAGTTAGCGCTCTGGGAGGGTTCCCAATGGTAAGCCGGACGTCATGCTCATCGCCCCGTTTGATCGTCAACTCATCCACGCCAAGCTCACCTCGTTATCATCCAACGTCAGGTCTGTAGGGGATCCGTCTGCCAGCGAGGCCTGATCGTCAATCGCCAACGTTACAACATGGTCTGCTGCTAATCCTACGGGCGCGACCGGCGTCAACGTCACGACATAGTCCGTAGTCAACAAGACGGTCCCGATTACTGTTTCGCCGCCAGAAGCTGCAAATGCAGCGAGCCCAACTCCCAGATTGAATGCGGCGCTACCTTCAGCTACGCCTACACCAGGAGCGTTCCCGATTGCTGTCAACGTTATGTTGATCCCGGCCTGCGTCGTGCCGGACCCCTTAGCGCGTCCGGTCCCTGCAAGCGCAACCCCGAGAGTAACCGCTGCCGTCCCGCTAGCTCCACCTACAACGGGCGCAAGTCCGGTTGCTGCAATTGTTACGGTCATGCCTGTTGCAGCTGATCCCTTACCAATAGCCTTTCCTGCGGACAACAATCCAACGGTGACACCAATTGCCGCGCTCCCCCGGCGCGTCGCCTTACCGATCGCCGCCAGTCCTACGTTGACAGCAATAGCGCTATTGCCCTTGACTAAAGCCTTACCAGTCGCCGCCAATCCACAATGGCACGGGAGGTGACGATGCCCTGGCCCATAAGCTTGGCCGTTGTTCCTGCACCTAGGACTTGCGCAGTCATGAGGATCTCGCCCCAGATAGGAACCGTGGTATGGGCGGTAGTTGAACACACTAGCGCGCCGGTAGAGAACGCTGCAATGGTAGATGTCGGACCTAGCCGGAACTCAAACGTGAATGACGTTGGGCCGGTCACCACATTAGATATAGCACCAGCAAACGTCAACCGGAGTACACGGCCTTCGTACCAATCAGCCGGATCCATAGCCACGCGCGCTTGCTCATTGAGCGCAGTAATGGCGGTGCTGAAGGTAGCGCGGTTAGGTCCGGCCGCGCGTAACGCTGCCAGAGTCCTTACATATCCAAGACCGCCCATGGGCATATCCGGTCACCATCCTTCGAACTTAGGCTTCGCCGTCGGTTGCGCCTTTGGCTTCGCAGCCTTACGCGCCTTCGGCTTAGTCTCCTCGGACTCCGGGGACGGCTCCGGTTCATCCTCCGGAGAACCGAACATCTTGCCGAGAATGCCTTGCCATTTGGGCGCTTCAAATCCTACGTCCACACCAGTCCGGATTCCAATACGATCCAATCCCTGGGCCGCCGCTCTCAATTGCGTTTCGACCGGCACGCGCTCATCGGTAGCCAAACGCTTAATCGTTTCCGCGAAGTCATCAGCGGCCAACGCGAGGGTCCGCTTAGCAGCATTGATTGTCTGCGGCGCACTACCACCATGGACTCCGCAGAAGTCCGTCCCGTGCGCCCCCCAACCCTCGCAAGGCCGGTATTGGCGCGCGTAGTCGGCATCAAGAATGGGGTCATCCTTGCGATGGATGCGCTCACCCTTCTCATACACGTCACTCTTGTAACGAATGAGAGAGCGCCCCTGACAACGCTTGCGATGATTCCTTGGCGGTTTCGGAACGCCATTCGTAAGGGATACTGCATCGAGAGAGGGGTCCGACACCCTATCCTCCCATCTCCGCTTCTGGAACAGGCATACCCTCAGCCCGTCCCGTATCCGACTCTCCCACGACGCTACTCACAAGCCCCGCCCACGCGCCGCTGCCGTCCTGAACCGCTCTGAGGCTATCCTGGACCGTAGTCAGCATGTCCTCCAAAGCCCTGGTGTCGGCAAACTGATCCCGCCTCCACTGGGCTAAGCGTAACTGAAGCTCACTTTGGCACCAAAGCAAAGTCTCTACCCGCCCGGCGAGGCGGCCGGCGTCAACCGAAGCGCTATCCAACCCACCAAGAACGTCGCCCAGATTACCCGCCACTCGGGCGGCGGCGACATCCTCAGTTTCTTCGCCCGACATATCATCTCACCAACCTTACGGCGTCAATTACGGCGTCGAGGTCCCGGCCTTGGGCTCTTGCGGTCCGAGCGTTCCCTCCCCTTGCGCATAGATCTCGCGCAACTGCGCCCCATTCGTAAACAGCTGGTTGCCATCCTCAGCACCGGCGCCAGCCTTAATCGCTTCGGCATCAGTCAGCCCGGTGATCCGCTTCGCCCCAACCGCGTCATCCGGGATCGGTACTCCAAACGGGTCGGGTAACACAGGCAGTCCAAACTCGCTCTCAGTCCGGAAATCCCTAGCCATTGCATCCTCCTCGTAACCAAACAAAACGACAAACGATCAACAACAACAATCCTACTCTGACTAGGACAGTAGGACAGTAGAACGGTTCTTTTCGGAAACCCTCCCGTAAAGCGCGTCTCGCGTAGCGCGCGTATACGCGCGTAACGATTGCATTCGTAACCCGTATATACGTAGTAGTTTACTTTTAAGTGTTCTAGTATACTAACTGTACTAATACCTTATATATATGGGAATGCAGTAGGACAGACAGCAGTACAGTAGTACGGTTTCTAGCCTTTAGTTGCGAGTTTACGCAACCGCAAACCAATACGGACGATGGTTTGCGACCCATCTATGTAGCGACGTTCCTTGCGGTAGTTGTTGCTAGACATCGCCCGTCCGAAGGCCGAAAGTGAACTATGGCGTTTATCCTCCTCGCGATTCAGCTCCAACCAGGTCAGATACGAGGTGTGCAATTCCTCGGTCCGCTCACAGTATTCAGCACCAAACTCACACGTTTGCCGCATCCATGCATCCATCAGCGAGAGCGATTCGCGAACCTCAAACGTGGTTTCCATAACCTCCATTCCAGGCCCGTCTAGCCCTTCGCTTTGGTACAGATTCCAACCCTCCACCGCCCAGGCCAGGATGCCGGGTAGTTGAGACTGGTCGCTCAGCTTAGCGCGTAGCGTGGTATCAATTCGGTCAGGGTCTAGCGACACCACAAATGGCGCCACCTTGAGCCGGCGACGGAGCGCGGCGTCGGCGCCCGGCACGCTAGGCGGCTCATTGCACATCAACCAAGGGGTAAACGCCGGCACAGCCTCCACATATACATTGGATGCCATACCGCGCGCCGTAAGCCGATCGCCACCGGTCATTCGCTTGATTGAGTCAACGTGCAGCACGACATCGGAGCTAGCCTCAACCGTATAAAGGAACCGCTTTGGTAACGCCGAGAGCAAGTCAACACGCGGCCCCTCGTCGCGCTTTTCACGGAACATCTGGAGGTTATAGGTAGCCGCGTACCCGCCTATGGCGGTGGCGAGGACTTCAACAAAGGTACTCTTGCCCGAGGTAGTAGGACCGATACCAATGACCATAGACCGGTCCGGGTTACCGCCCACAAGGGAAGCTCCCACCAGCTTCTGCACCCATTGGCGGGTCTCGGCATCAGGCAGGACTTCCCGGAGGAATCGCTCCCACAAGGCCGACTTAGCCTTAGCGTCATACGCAACCGGCGCACAGAGCGTAGCCATGTCTCCGTGGACGCGCGGCCGGAAGGCTACCCCGTTCGGCCCCAGGACTAGCGCGCCGTTAAGCGCGTGCAGAACGCCCCAATCGGCATCAAACTCTTCGGCCCGCGCTCCGAGCCCGCCCAGGTTGCGAGCAATGGTCTGCATAGCCGCCAGTCGGGGCAGGCCACCACTGGTCTTGACCCAGGACTTGAATGCCTTGAGAGATTCGGGGTCCTCTATGTACGCCGCTTCAGTCCCCATCTTGCGGACAACTGATATCGCCTGCCGCATCATGAGGCTATTACCCTGGATCCGATTCCAGGTAGCGGTAGCCATATCATACACGACCCAAGTCTGCCAGGAGTCTACCCAGCGAGCATCCGTTCCAACCGCGTTGGCTAACCTTTGCGCATTCCCGATATCGTCCCGTTCCCAATCAAACGCCGATGACCCAGCATTCGCCTTCGCCGGCTGGGCGGGCACATCGGAGAACATATCACAGGGGTCGGTCTCCGTTACTGCGCCATCGCCACCATTGCCCCGCCGCATCTCTTCGCGAACCTTGCCTACGCCTTTGATGACGATTCGGCGCCACTCGCCTTGACCGTCGCGCCTACCCGCCACGGCCGTAAGGAACACGGCCCCTAACTGGCGGATGGCGTCTTCGGCGCCGGCGTGACCTAATCCGGCGTCCCCCAAGAGCGCCCAAGCCCCGTCGCGCGCCTTATCGTGAGCACCCCCGGCTTCGCCCGCCCCGCGTACCTCACGGGTGTACTTCGTAAGGGTCCCATGCATAGTAGCGCACATCTCACCGGCGCCGTTAGCTTCAAGCCAAGCCTTTGCGCTGTTGTAGTCGATATCGCCGGCGTCGCCCGAGCCGCTGTATTCTTGACCATCGGTCAGCCCGGCCACCCATTGGGCGGGTAACATTGGGAGTTCATCAACGGCCGGAAACTCATCGGTTACTCGTTGGCCGTCCGGTCGGACCCATATGTAACGTTTGTTCGTCTTGTCGTGCACGGAGGGCATCACGATAACGTATCGGTGATACCACTTGATCGTTTCGATCCCAGGCCCAACATCGCGCCACTTCAGACCTTCCGGGACGCGATACAACCGGATACCGGATCCGTCGGTACGGGAAGTCGAAGCCCAAGTAGGCGGTAGCGCCCCCCAACGCTTCTCAGCGTCCGCTAGTGTTTCGGCGCCAGCCTTACCGCCGTAGAGATCTACGTCAATGCCCAGAACATCAGGCGGCATACGGAGCGCTATGTTACCGGGCATGAAGGATAGGTTGCCGGCCCGCGCTAGCTCCGGGCGCCCCTTGAACGTACTCCCAGGACGCTTTCGCCCCAACCAACGGGCTACCTGCTCAGCGGTTACGTACGGTGCCGTACTCCCGGTGACATTGTCCGGGACAGGGGACTTCTCTTTGTATGGTAACGGGACGGGCGACCAACCGGCATCAAAGTACGTTTGAGCGGTTTGCCAATAGGGCATTGAGCTGGCGTCGGTCACGATAGGGTAGCCTTTCGTCAAGGGCCTGGGGCGGGCCTAAAGGGGCGTCGGTTAGCTTACCGCTACCGACGCCCCTCGCCTACCGTGGTTAGCAGCCGCAAACCCCATTGCTAGCTGGGATTTGGAAGCAGACCGGGCACATATCGGCCTTAGTCCTCCGAAGCGGCAATACCTGATCCAATGACACGAAGTCGGACCCCTGGATATCCTCGGCCCCGTCCAAGTCTCCGAGCGAATCGGACCGGACATCGTCGCGAGTCGCGCAACAGTTAACCGCAACCAATTGTTCCTCGCTCCCCCTGAACAGCCAATCGCCCTTCCGGTAAGGCTTATCGCAACGGCCACAAGCGCCTGGCTCAAAAGCCTGTTGGGCGTCAAACAGCTTCGCGACCGGGATGTAATGCTCGTCCTCCATTCCCTTCCAAACGATCGCGCCGCCCTCGTCCAACTTCGGTTTGGTCTTCGGTTTGGTCATTACCGCTCCCATAGACAGGCGTGCGCGTAGAAGTACCCGGCCCAGAAGTGCGCCATTGCCTTCTGCTCGGAATCCAATTGCGGCATTGCGTCAATTGCCCGATGGACGTTGATATCGTTCCCCGCTAACGCTTCGAATTGCCCGAGGGCCAGACCGATGTCGTCGATCAACATCACTATGCCGCCGACTTGTTGCATGAGGAATCGCCCATCCGGCGATAGCTTAGCCACGGTCTCGTTCCTTGTCTAATAGCGTTTGACAAGCGTTACGGAGCTCGACCCCGCGTAGGCGCGGCTTATCCACACGCGCCAAGCGAAGTAGCCGGAGCGCATGTACGTAACGGATCTCCAACGCACTAGATATCTCACGGGCCGCCACTCGCTCCCGCCCCGAGTCAGGCAACGTCATCCCCTCTCAAGATGGTAATACGTGGCCGCCAGAACGGCCGGAACCAGAGATAGAACTCCCAACGCCTGGCACGAATGCGTAGCGTCCAGGAGGTCGTCAGGGCCCGGTCGTTACAGACGTCGATCTTCACGATCGCTTGCCGCCGTGGCGGTATTGGCGGGTCTCGTTGTAGGCCATCTTGTCCGCCAGCGCGTGTGCGATATCGATACCATGGAACCCGCAGATATCCAAAACTCGAATGATGATGTCCGCGAGTTCGGACGGGATACCTTCCGGCTTGAAATGGCCGATCATGTTGGGCAGGTTCCGGAGTAGCTCCGGCGTTAGCTCCACCCATTCGGGGTCATGGTCCGGCAGCCCTACCGGCTCGGCCTCGCGGTAGCCCCAAGCGGTAGAGTTGCGAAGCATGAGCTTCCCGTTGACGCCTACCTTGAACCATTCGCCCGACAGCGTGTCCTTAACGGACCAATGATGCTCATTGAATCCGCGCCCGTCACGCCACTCCTCCTGCGCCTCCGAAGCCTCAGTCACGACGTTCATGAGCATTCCGTCGAACGGGCGCTCAGCTCCGCCGTAGAATCCAAGCCGGACGTTACGCTCGTGAATGACCCGTGCTAAGTCATTCAAACTGCCTAGGAAATAGGCATCTGCAACGCTAGTCACTCAATCTCTCCTCATTAGCTAGTCTCTCCAGCGATGTCAACTCAACCATTGCGGCCTTGCGAAGTCTCGCGAATGTCAATGCATGGCGCATTGCATCACGCGCATGCGGCTGACCATTGGTCAGGTGAAGTACCCCAAATGACCTCAAGCGTTCGTCGGTGATTGTGGTCATGGCCAAGGCGGGTTGTTGCATATGTAGCTCGCGCGGCTTCCAGTCTTCCCCCTCTTCGACATCCCAAGCCCGAACGCCGCCGCGCTCCAACCACCACTTGAGCGGTTCCGTAATCCGCACAGGATCCAAGAGTTCCGGCCCGCCCCGTAGTTGGCGAAGATAGAAGTCCTCACAGACTAGCTCCGCCTCCGGCCAAGCATCTACCAGATCGACCAGCTTGTCAATCTGATGCCCGACTGTTCCTTTGATCTGGCCGGCCGCCCAACTTACAATGTTGTCAAGGATTCGGTACTCGTTTGATATCATTGCGAGCAAATGAATCCGTAACACGCACCAGCCAGAAGTGCCGCCCGGATCCAGGCTGATGCAGGTCCACATTCCAATCCCCCTCCCCTCGAATGGTAGCAAGGGCGGCAGGGGAATCTCCCCTGCCTCCGTCGCTATGTACTGCTCTCTCAAAGCACGCCGCCCTTGGCTTGCCGATCACGGTCGTTGACGTATTCCCGCCAAGCGGGCTGGATAAGGGCGAGAGCGATGAGTCCGAAGCAGGACAGGACTACGTACTGGGCGAAGTCGACTCCGATGTGGGCGGTCCAGATTGCGGTGTATCCGATGAAGAAGGATCCGACAACTCTGGCGACGATCCAGACCCAACCACCTCGAGTGTTACTGTGTCCTGTGCATCCGGGACAGTGGCGATGGGATCGGATCGGTACGCTGCGCCGGTCGGATAGATCCCCCACTTCGGGGACAACTCGTGCAGCGCTACCTCTACGCTCTTGAGGATCCGTTCCCGTTCCAGGTCCAGATCCATCCCCGGTATCGTGCCCCGCACGATCAACGTAAACCGGCGGCGATTCTCCGGTCTCTCCGACGTACCATTCGGGTCGGATACGTCGTACACCGGGAGCGTCTTCGTGTCCTCCAAGGCCTCGGAGGGCTTCGTATCGGGGACTACCGTTGCCGGCTTCTTGGTACTGCCATTCCTCGTCCCAGGCTTGCCGGTTCTCCTGCGTGGTGCTGGCACGGTGACCCTCCTGGTCATAGATGATGTAGATCTCGTCGGTAGCGTCCCAGACGGGAGCGCCGTTGGCCCAAGCGCGCGGCTCGATTCGGAGTTCGAGCTCCACGGCACCGGGGGCGGGTATGGTTGGAGTCAGGACTGTAGTGTCATCCACCATTCCAAGACCTTCATTCCTAGCGCCAGGTGCATTAGTCCTAATAGTACGATCATCAAGCTAGCGCACCAGGCTATCAGAAGTCGCCAACCTTTGTCCCAAGGGGAGTATGTATCCGCTGGGTCAGCGACCGGTTGGAAGCGATCGGCTTTCACCCCAGAGGCGTGAACTTGAGGATCCAATTCCCCTGAGTGTTACTGACCTTCACCATGGTTACATCCTTGAGATGAACGACGGTGCTCCCGGTCAACTTGGTCTCAAAGTTGTCGGAGCAGTCATTGATACTCTCGAATGTACCGGAACCTTCGCTGCCATCCGCCTTGAGGAAGTGGACGATCCCGCACCAACTGCCGAATGAGTATTCAACATTGAATGCGCCGATGAGAGTAACGCTCACCGGTCCGACCGCATTACCCTTCCCCTTGACGGTCACCGGCGTCGGGGCCGGTACCGTTGGCGGCTTGGCGCCCACAGTAACCTGGGACGGGTAGAAGTTGGTCGGCCAATCGGAGGTAGTAGCCGTTGGATGTTGAACGGTAGCGTTGCCAACCAACGCCGCCCCGACCACACACAACGTGACGACGAACAAAGCCGCCAAGATAACTGTGATCCAGTTCCTGGTCTTGCGGTCCACCGGTTCATCCTTTCTTGGTTTGCGCGGCTGCGCTTTGGTGTGAGTCCCATGCCGTTCATCGCCGTCGTACATCACCATTACTTTGCTCCAATCCGGAGGCGCGGCGAAGCAACGAACACGCGGTTGGATTCCTTGGCCCAAGGGAAGCTACACGCCAACTCGACGTTCTCCCACCCCTGGAAGGTACATACGTGCTCGGTAGGAACGAATGGGGCGCCCGGCTGCGAAGTATCCTGGTATCCACCCGGCTTCGATTTCTCGCAGGAGATCTTGATGAACTCCGCGAGATCTGGCGTGTCGTGAACGATGAGCGCCCGCATAGCCCGCATGCATTCCACCATCTCCCGGAGGAACATTGAGCAGCCACGGTATGCGTAGACCGCGATGAACTCACGGATCGTGTACTCGCACTGGATGTAGTTGACGGTCCCTTCGGGGAGGATGTAGCGCGCATCCTCATAAGGGACTCCGACGTCACACGCGGCAGCATAAGCGCCCCAAGATGCCTTGTAGGCATCCAGCCATTTGGTACGGACTTCCCAACCTGCGCGCCAGACGGTTTCGGGCATACGGACTTCCGGCCGGTCTCCGTACCAGGTAGACCGTTGACTCTGCTGATGGAATCCTGCGCGGCGGCTGCGGACCAGTTGATGCGTCAGAACCCGAGAGGCGCCCCAGACCTCAAAGACAACAGTCTGCGACTCCAGCGCGGCCTGGAGTCCGCCCTTAAACATCTCCTTCCAGTCCTCATCCGCGATTGGATGACGGTCGGAGTAGGTAGGGCTTTGGGTCGGACGCGGACGCCCAATGGTAGCTTGGGTTCCGGACGCGACGACCTGAAATAGGCTGTCCATTTCGAGGCCCTGCATCAGCCGGACTTCGAGCCCGTCCACCCCAACCTGTACGGTCCCCGTATCGAAGGGCGAGACGTGCGCGCCGGTGTTCTTCGCGTGATTGTTGAAAGCCGTTTGGGCCACATTCGCGAGATCGTCGTATCCGCCCTGGTGCGCGGAGAACATCGGACCGTCCATTCCGCCGTACGGCCGGCTGAGCCTATGCTTCAGCAACCAGTCTGTCATTCTCCCGTCTCCAAATTCGAATTGATCCAGCTTCCGCCGCAGCGCTTCGCGCGTTCCTTGGCGGCTTCGGCGAACATGCTTAGGACTACAAGCGTACCGGTCCCCATCCAGAAGACCAGGAAGGCCAAAAGCCATTGGTTCACGGGGTTCCCTCTCCAACATACGGGCAATCAGGGTCGACGCAATGTTGCTGTAGATGTGCGAGCAATCGCCCGATTGAAGCCGCCTGGCGGGAAACACGGCCATCGGCATAGGCGGACACACCCCAAGCTTTTATGCCGCCAGTAATCACCATCCGGTCGGAACTCAGGCTGCAAGGGTCGCGAACTACAATCGAGTAAAGGACATTCTCGTCCTTCACCTCCCGTTGGATCGTGAGCAATTCGCCCGCCAAGAATGGGACCAACAACTTTACGTCGCCCTTTGGTTTAGTCATCAGATTCCCTCTCTAAAGGATCTTCATCAGGTTTGAAGCAAACAGGGGGCAGGAACCAATGCCCCGCCCCCTGCACTCGACAGCTGTGCGCGCCCCGGTCGGGGGTCAGATCCGGTCTTTGGATCCCCAGACCTGCTCGGGCGCGTCGGCGGCCTCGGCCCCGTCGTCCTTCTTCGTCTCCAGCCCGCCGACGTCGGTGCCATCGCCCGGGTCGACTCCGCTGGCGGCCTCGCTGGCCTCGTTCTCGAGGTCGCGCTCGGTCTTGTCCTTCTCCACTTCAATCCTCTCCTCTGGTTCCGATCCTTCAAAGTGATTCTTACCGATCACGATGCCCTGGGGATAGTAGGATCCTCAAGATTCTTTAGTCATTAGGATCAATGGGGACTAACCATTTGGTCTGGACTGAGATCCCGAATGCCGCCACCTTGTCGCTCTTGCGGCCCCGAACCAGGATCATGTCTCGCCCAACCACTATGCCATCTATCCGTCCTTTGAGGCGTGGGAAGTCATATCGATTGATACGGACGTACACATCCTCATCGCCATCATCTACGCATCGGAGGACAACGCTCGTCTTGAGGTCCGGCCGCTTCATATCCCGCAGGATGTCCTTGACCTCGGTCCCATAGCGGGCTCGTTTGTTCTCTACATAGTCCTGGTAGTTGCGCTCCAAAACAAATCCTAGGAACACCACTTCCAATTCGCTAACGTTTAGCAGTTCATCGCTCACATGCGTAGGCTTAGGCAAGCCGGCTTCGGGCAACCATTCTCGAACGCGCCCCATATCCTCTTCCAGGCGGCGAAGCCCGAACGGATCGTCCACATTGACTAATGGCCGCATCTTGTCCAGGATCTTAGGACCAATCCCCGATACCGTAAGCAATTCCTCCACCTGAGTGAATCCGCCGCGCTCCGCCTCCGCCGCCGCTATCTTGGCGGCTACTACCGGCCCAACTCCGGGTAGGGTCTCGTATCCCGCCACGAGCTCGCCTTTACGCGGAGACGACCAACCGATGGCGCTTTCGCCTAGGGTGACTCCCCGGACCCGAACCTTATGCCGTTCAGCATCCCTTACCAAAATGGGACGTTGTGCGTCCGGCGTCCGCTCCAGCTTGATCTGATAGAACTCAGTGGTGTAGTGTTGCTTGAACCATTGGCACCAGTATCCGATGATACTGTACGAAAGCGAGTGACTATATACGAACGCATACGAGGCCGAGGTAACAACGCGCTCCCAAACCTTGGCGGCTACCTCTCTTGAGACCCCGTTGAGCTTCATAGCCGTAGTGATGAAGTCTTCCGAGGAAGCGTTGAACTGAGCCTCGCCTAGTTTCTGACTGATGATCCGCCGAATATCATGTACCCGCCCAATGGGCAGGCCACCGAATTCCCCGAGCGCATGCAACACCTGTTCCTGATAGATGATCTGACCTCTTGTGGGCGCCGCGATCCGATCAACAATGGGATGGATCTTCGGAATCTCCATCAGGCCGCGCTTGATGTTGATGAACTCGGTGGTAGTCCCAGAGAACAACGGACCTGGCCGCGAGAGCGCGTTGACGTGAATGAGCTCGTAAATGTCTTCGGGCTTGACCTCACGGCAGACCAGGCGGGTAGCTCTCCCTTCGAATTGGAAAACGCCAACCACATCTGCGCGGACAAACGCATCAAATGTCAGCTTGTCGTTCAACGGGAGCGCGTACAACTCCTCCAGACTCATTCCAGTCAGCCTTAGCATCTCCGCTATCTCGCCCATGGTGGTGAGACCCAAGACATCGATCTTCATCAGTCCTAGGTACTCAGCATCCTTCTTGTCCACCGAGACCGCTGCAATCGGATGGCCATGAACATCACGCGAGTACATAGCGCAAACGTCTGCGATCGGAGTATCGGAGATCACCAGCCCGGCCGCGTGGGTACTCATCCCACGGTAGTTGCCTTCAAGCGCAATAGCCATACGTAGCGCGGGATACTCCGCCAGGACCGCCGCCGCTAGCGGGAAGGAATCAAAGGTGTCCACAAGAGAGGCGTCCGCGCGAGAGTCGCCGCCGGACCGCTCAATGATCATCCCCTTGACAGTCTCCAGTGGACCATATGGGATGCTGTAGACCCGCCCAACGTCCGTGAGGCTATTCTTCCCCTTGTACTTGGTGAAGGTCCCGATGTTAGCGACACAGTCCGGCCCCCAACGATTGACCGCATAAGTCCGGACCTCGTGCCGCCGGACGTCATCAAAGTCAACGTCAATGTCCGGTAGGTCAACACGGGTAGGGTCAATGAACCGGGTGAAGTCTGTAAGCGGGAACTGGAGCGGATCGGGTTCGGTAATGCGAAGTAGGTAACACACCAAACTGGCCGCTGAGCTACCGCGCCCAGGGCCCACCGCGATGCCTTGGTCCTTAGCCCAGCGAACGATATCGGACACCAATAGGAAGTAGCTTACGAAGTCCTTGGAGATGATGAGTTCCATCTCTCGGTGCATTTGCTCCAGATACTCCGCTTGGCGGGTCTTGAGGTTGCGATTCCCTTGCGCGAACCGGTATCGCCATCCTTCCCGAAGCCAAGCCCACAGGATTTCTACCGGTTCAACGTTCAAGGTCTTCGGTCGGACCATTGTCATTACCATACTAGGTCGGCCTCCGTTCCCTTATAGCGGAACCGTTCTGCTTTGGGCAACGTCACGTTACAACGCTCCGCTACCTCAGCGGTATTCGCCATGATCTGCTGCGCTTGTTTGCGCTTGTAGCCTATCCCGCGTAACCGCTCTAATACATACTCATCATTAATAGGTGGGTAATCCGGGACGTCATATTCCCAGCTTGACAGCTGCTTGGCTATAGTATTGTTCCCGCGACCGGCAGCGTGGAGAAGCGCCCGCATCTCGCCTTGCCCCGGCCTAATGGTATGGACGTCGAACGTGACGACCAACGGGATCCTATGTAGCTCCGAAATCCGCCGGTATGCCTCCGCTATCAGCTTGGCGCGCGGGAACTCCGGGAATGCTTGGACCTCAAGATAGTATCGATCACCGAACAGCGCACGGAAGTTGGTCGCTACCCGCTGGGCCTTCTTGAAGCTAGCATCCTCTTCAGGGATGTCCTTCCCGCCCAAGAGCGTACAAGCTAGGAGGCTGTCGCTACATCCGCTCAAGCAGATCAGGCCTTCATCATGATCCGCGAGCATCTGGCCGCTCACCGTTGGGTAGTAATAGAACCCCTCCGCCCAAGAGCGGGTAACGATCCTATTGAGGTTAGCGTAACCAGTCTGGTCGGCCGCCAATAGCGTCAAGTGGAACTTGCGCTGGGAATCTGACTGCGGGTGAGTGTATGCCTCCAAACCGAAGATTGGTTTGATCCCAGCCTTCTGTGCGGCTTTCTCCAATCCTACATGGGAACTGACGTTGCCGTGCTCCGTAGCCGCAATGGCGGGTAACTCCAGTTCAACAGCGCGCTCAACGTGCTGAGCCGGCGTCCCGAACCCATCCATGTAGCTGAACGTCGTATGGTGGTGGAGGCTAGGCGTCAGCATCCCGATCCCACCAACGATAACTGATACAAAGGAATGGTATGGGACAAACGAATAGCTCCCCCGGTCCGAAGTAGGCTCCGATCCAGAAGTCGTACCAACGCCAACGAATCCTCCAACGCCTCACGGATGCTCCCATACCAGGCCGCCGGTGAAATCGCCTTTAGCCGCCACTTTAGCGCTGATGTACGATTCTATCTGAGGCCATTGGATTCCCGTTCGGACCATCAAGAATGTGACGGCGACCTCAACTACGTCGCAACCCTCTGCAATGATATCCGTATTCAGCCCTAGCTCGTGGGCCTCTACTAGCTCGCTCAGTTCCTCCAGGATCTTCTTGAGAAGTAGGGTCTCGTGCTCCGTCCGGTCCCTTACCGGCCGAAAGCTATCGGAGCTACAGGGAACGAATCCCTCCGCCTCACGGATCCTGTCGCGTACTATCTTGGTTGCCATCCGTTCCCTCCCAGACTAGATCGATACCCGCCCAAGCGGCATACTTCAAACAATCCTCACACGGAACGGATGAGGTATAGATCGTCACGCCTAACGGTCGGGCCCAACCTTCAAGGCTACGCGCTCTCTGCGAATGGCGGAAGTTCTCTGCCGCGTTTAACTCCGCATGGAGATACACGCAATTGGAGTACCCTACACCATGGGGCTGCTCTTCGGCCGAGAGGAATCCGCGCGGGCAACCCCCACCCATACAAGTAGCCGCGTTCTCGGAGCGCTCCATCCCGTTCCATCCGAGCTCGCGTTGCCGGCCGTTGGATACCAGGACCGCACCCACGTTCCGCCGCACGCAGGTCCCCATCATATCGCCGACTATATGGGCGATACGTAAGTACATGAAATGCGAGGAGTCAAGGAAGACTACCGGATTGGAGTGGGATATCACATCAGGTTCAAGCTGATCCACTTTCCCATCTCCTCCCATTGACGCTCCATTATGGTGCGCGCTCGCGGTCCATCTCGGAGACCCCAAGCTGGATGGTATTGAATCCAGACGAAGGTCTCGCCGTCCTGCATCGCCAACCAATCACCAGGCTTAGAACGGATCTCCACGGGAGTAAGCGCGCCGCGCGCCGTTGCACCTACAGCTACAATGAGAGTCGGCCGGCCAATCGCCTTCCACTCCTCTCTGAGAGCTTGTTGCCCGTGGAGGATCTCAGCGATAGTTGGGGTCCGGTTCCCAGGCGGCCGATACTTCACCACATTGGTAATGAAGGAGTTCGCAGAGAATGTCCCCATATCGTGCTCTTCGCCTTCACGGGTATCCTCCGCATACAGACCGGCCAGCGCCATCAGTTGGGTCAACACCCGCCCGCTAGGACCGCAGAATGGACGCCGTTTGAGGTTCTCGGTCGCCCCTGGTGCCTCCCCAACAATCATGGCTAACGGATCGTCAGAGTTGCCTCGTCCAGGGACCAAGACGATGCCCGGTTGCCGAAGATGGTTCCAACCATCATCCTCCCGGATAGCCTCGTAAACATCAGATAGATCCACGACGATCAACCTTCTGCTGGATCATATCGATTGTCAGGAATGCGTGACCGATGAGATCCCTACAGATCTCGTCCGGTCCCTCTTGCGTCAGTTCCTCGCCGTCCCAGAGCGCGCGGCGTAGCGGTCCGATCTTCCGCCAAATATCAGCGAACTGGCCGGCCGGACCGAGGACGTTGGCGTTGGCGTCTCCGTAGTGAAGACTCTTCTCGACAAATCGTTGGGCGAACGCCGGAATGATTTCCATTATGATCCGACGAGCTTGCGGGCCCAATTGATCCCAAGCCTCCGGACTGATCCCGAGGCTGAGGCATATCACATCCGACCTCTCGACCGACCCGTCCCCATCCATGGCTAGTTGGATTGCATCTCGTGCATTCATTTCAGCGACCTCCATTTACGGTAATGATGTCTCCCGTCCATCCTTTGACGTCGGATAGGAGAACATCGCAAGCAACAGATGCAACCTCGGTCGTAGATAGGTGGCGACCGATTGGGGACGAGGATAGCTCATACTTCGTCGCCCAGGAGCGCGCCCAGCCCCGTATTTCGGGCACACGCTCATCTACGTACTCGGTCATAGCGGTCCCGACAACCTTCCCCGGCGCGAGACCGTTGACCCGCCAGCCCTCCGCCGCTAGCTCGCGCGAGGCTACCCGAATCACCATATCCAACGCAGCCTTGCTAGCGCAGTAGGCCATGGAAGTCCGCATTGGACGTACGGCGGCATCCGAAGTAATCGCCAGGACCGAGTACGGCTTACTGGTAAGCTGTAGTCCTTTGAGAACGTTCATGAAGCCCCAGACGTTGGTCGCCATGATGCGGTCGAAGGACTTCCGCTCAACCGCCCAACTCCAGTCAAGCTCATTGACCCCAACGGAATACACCACGGAGTCCGGGCTGCACTCGTCCAAGAGTAGGCCCAACTCCTCAATGGCATACTCGTCGCGCGTCACGTCTAGGACTTCCAGCGGGGGCGCAAATGCCAAATGCCCTAGATCCGTTAGCCGCGTACAGATTGCTTCCCCGATCCCATTTGGAGAGGTCCCTCCAAGGACCAGGACGCTCCGGCTTACAGCCCCGTTATCTGCAGTTCCTTTATCCATTTCCCTCTCTCTTCCTTCCAGGATTGCACAGCATCTAGTAGGACTTCCCTTGCGCGGATGAGAGTCTCGACTGACTCAGCAGCTTGGATAGGATTAGCTCCCGCCACCCGATTGTAAGGCTGGTCTCGCAGGACCACGAACGCCTTGGGGAACAAACGCTGGGCCTCTGCGTATAGCTCCGGTAAGTCCTCCAATACGCCTGCTACCCGCCAACCGGCTTGACGTCTCAGCTCGCGGTACTTGTCGTCTCCATATAGAATGGCGTCATACTTGATCTTGTTACGTAACAACCATTCCCTGGTATCGGGGTCGATGCTATCTAGCCGCAAGTAGGGGCGGGTGGTGCAGATCCAAACCTCCGCACCCTTCCGGCGGATATCGGTTGCTAACTCCGCTGCACCCGGATAACAAGGCATGAACCGCTTAAGCCCGCCTTGACGATAGGCCAGCTTGCATTCACGATACTGCCGCAATTGAACGCCCATGAACTTATGGAGCCGCATTCCCGGATTGATCTCATCAGACTTAGGCATGGGCTTGCCTAGCCATTGCTCCGCGAACCAAAGGAAGTGGCCGTGGTAGTCGCCTAGCGTCCCGTCGATATCCAACGCCACTATAGGTTTGGTTCGCATAGGGATCACCGCATCGATTCGAGTACGGTACGAGTCTTTGTATACGCCTGATGACTGTACTCACCCTTGGTCCAAGTGCCATACCGGCCAACCCGCAAGACCGGCGAGTCGCCAAGTCGGAGCCAACAACTACACAAAGTCCGGATCGGCTTGTTGACGCGCGCTATCCCTTTGATAGGCGGCCGAGGACCATCCGGCCACTCCGCCGTACGATGGCCGAAGACATTGCTAGCCCGATACCAGCGCGGGCTGTCCTCCCCGTTGACGATGACCGTCCAGGGCTCAACCGTAACCGAGCATTCAAGCCCCAACTCCGGCGCGTCCCCTTGCGCCCAAACACTTTGGACCAGGAATTGGTGTCCGCCTACGCAGGCTGACGCTAGCGGGATACCCCAGACAACGAGATCGGCGCCGATGATCCTTCCTTGGCTATCGAGCCAAGCCGGCGTGATCTCGGTTGGTTGGATGAGTCCTTGGAAGCGCTCCCAAGCGTTCTCGTATGTAGCACGGATATCCCAGGCGTCATGATGGGGAGCGAGCGCGTCTGGAGATACCGTGACCGATGACCCAGACCCGTATACCTTACGGCGATAGCCGTCAACGGTCCCCTTAAGGATGTAGGAGACCGTTTCGCGAGCCATTGGAGGAATGGTCAAACCGGGGATCGGTTCGTGAAGATACTGCGCTCCATGCAATGGTGAACGCTCGCCCCTTGCATAGATCTGAACCACATTCCCGGTGTCGTATGCCGCCTGGGCCGCGAAGAGTCCCGCCGGACCGGACCCGAAGATCGCAACCATTAATGGACGCTTTGGCTTCGGCTTCCAGAAGCTCATTCTCGCTCTGCCTTCCAGCGCTCCATGGCCTCATCCTTAATGACATTAATGTCCGGCATTCTGGGGGTATGTAGCATCACCGCTAGGCTCCATGCTACACCTTCCGCGCGCCCCTCCGTTCGCGTCCGGTCCCATCCCGAGTCATCGTCGTAGTATTCATCCGGCTCCATCAACTTATCGATGCATAAGATCAAGTCTTCCCAGAGAACCTCAATGATAGATGGTCCGGCGTACTTGGGACGCAATAGCTCTGCGTCTCCGGGCCGCGCAGGCATTAGGAAACGCTCCCGCGCCATCCGTGCGTTTCGCAGACGATCGCAATTGGATGATGCGAGTCACCGGAGAACAGGAGATCTATCGCGCAGTCTCCAAAATCATTCTTCGTGCCGATGTCCGGAGTCAGATCTTCGGTGCAGGGCGGCGTGGGCGCTCTCCCATGCGCCCCTTGCGCCGAGCCGAAAAGGTCGTCCGCGAGCGACCCGATCGGGTCCCGGGACCGGTTCGAGCGGTCCACCCCGCCCGTAGCATTCAGCGTGCCTGTGTTTGAAGTGGAGCGCGATCTGCTCATCCGTCATCTCTCCTAGCGCGATTACGAGCGTCAACATCAGCAAGCCAATCTTCCATTGACATCGGCTCGAGGTAACCTTTGCAACGCGGCCCTTGATGGTGCGCCGAAAGTCTTACCAACGACTGGTTAACGAATGTCGCATCCGGATACGGCTCGCAGCAACCAGGGAAAGGCGCATTCAACGCCACCATTACCACAGGCTCGCCGAAGCGTTCTACGGCACGATTGGGGCGAGTACGTTTGGCCGACATTGTTCCCTCTCTCGGTTCCTAACGTAATGCTACTCTCGTTGGTACGATGGGGGAAGGGGGCAGGCGCCAACGTAAATCCGTTGGATAGAAGGTTTGACCCCGCCCGCCCCCTAGCCTATCCCGCCATAGCTAGAACGGCGGCTCGTCGTCGTCGGCCTTGCTCTTCTTGCCCTTGCCGGCCTTGGCGGTCGCCGGCTTCTTGGACGGCTTGGCATCATCGGCCGGTTCTTCGTCGGAGTCAGCGATCTCCACGACCTGGTATCCGGTCCCTGCCTTCTCCAGACGCGGCTCGTCGTTCCAAGTTCCGCGCTTGACCGCAACGTACAGAATGATGTCCTCGCTGATGACCTTCCGGCCGATCTTGGTGACCACGCCGTCCTCGTCGACGATCACCTTGGTCAGGAGGTCATTGGCGGAAACCCCAAGAGCCGCTGCGAACGCCTTGACGAAACCGGCGGCCGACTTGGTCATGACGATACGGTCCCAGAGCGGGCAGCCGTTGTACTTGGCGTGATCTTTCTTCCAGGAGCCGTCCATGACGAGCAGGACGTTCAGCCCCTGATTGCCGGTCCCGAACTCCGTGTACTTCCCCCTCCGCCAACGGAATCGGTACACACCGCCGGTGGGGATGTCCCCGGCGTAGGTCTCGAAGCCATCCTCAGCATTCTCGATATCCTCAGCGGTGAGTTCTTCGTCCTCATCCGCTGCCGCCCAATTGATCTTCGGCATGTTCTGTGTTCCCTCCTGTTACTTGCGCGCCTTGCGCGGTTTGTCGCCCGACTTACTTGGACTGTTCATCAGCGCGATGAGTTCGGGCATCATCACGCCTTCAGCCCCGGTGTTGTTGAGATCGCGCATGGTCGCCCAGTTCCCCAACATAGTGGTTTGGTCCTTGGCAAAGTACCGCGTCTCATTGACGGGATCCACGTACTGTTGGAAGAGAATACGCCGAGTTTGGAAAGCCTCTCCATTCTTCTCTATGATTCGCGGCGCTATGTACCAAACACCGTGCATCAGCCCGGATATGTAGTTGCTGACCTCGTAACCCTTTCCCTGGATCCCGGGGTAGACAAGCGTCTCCCCATTCTCATCCTCCGGCCGCATAGCGTGACCGGTGAACAAGACGTTACAAGGAAGGTCAATGAACCGCGCAGACCAGGACTTCATGAAGTTCTGAGTGTTGAAGTAGTCCGGCTTGTCGGGTAGGTTGCGGTGCGCGCGCTTGGCGGGATTGGCATCAAACGCTTCCGCCGCGTAGTTGAGAAGGAACTTGACCCCCATTGTAGTGAAACCATCCACTACAATCCAGTCGTACTTGTTGGCCCCGCCGCTCTCAAGAGAGAGTATGGCGGCCGAAGCGGTAGCGGTATCCGGGATCAGCCGGCACTTGGCTCCAGGCGCCAATCCGCCCATCCTTGCAGCCGTGATATAGCCGGGCTCGCCGGCCAGGAACAGTACCCGCCCCGGGAGGCTGCCGGCCAGAACGGTCTTGCCCGAACCGGAGTCCCCATATAGCAGGATGTTCCAATACTCGGTAGAGCCGTCCAGGTCGAACATTCCATCCTCGAATTCCCGGATGGACATCCCCTTACGCTCGGTAGCCATTACACCTCCCAAGCTACGGGGATGCTCTTGCCGACGAGGTAGGCGCGTAGGTTCCGGCGCCGTGCTGGACCCAGCCCGGGAATCTCCCGGATGGCGGATGTCGGGAGTTGGCTCAACTGCCAAACGTTCCGGATCCCCGGAACACTCGCCACCCATTTGACTTCCGGGCACTCCACCAGGAGCCTAGTCACTTTAACCTTACTCAAATAGCCGCGCATTGCTAGCCGCTCCTCGCTAGCGCGCTGAGCTTCGCTCTTGGTGAGTTTCGCCCCGCCCAAGCGTGCATGGGGCCTAGCCGCGCGGTCCGGGACCTTGGTACTTTGCGCCATAACTCGCCTTACCCTTCGTGCTTCACCGGCCGAACGGCGCCTATCCCGGCCTGCTTTGGACTGGGGCCTAACCCCCTTTGTTGAGGCTTTCTTAGCCGTGACCTGTTCCATCACCGCATTGGATACAGGGTCCGCAAGTTTGTCTTCCATGGATTCCCTCTCTCGTAACAGGTAGCCTACCCGCTAGGCGGCCGTGGGGCTAGGTGCTATTCGTCAGTCGACTTCCGGTGATCCGCGTACGGATCCTGGACCTTGTACGCGATATCCCGTAGGGATTCCCAATCGCCGCCACGTTCCTGCAACTCGCACATGTCGTAGAATTCGCACCAGGAACATTCACGGGTGGCGGTCTTGGTGGGAATCAATAGTCCGTCCCGGAGTAGCTCCATCTGGAGCGCGTCTTGTTGCGCCCGAAGGAGTTGCGATCTACGCTCCGCACTAGTCCTATGAACCGCGTGGCGAAGGAACAATGGCGGCGGCTGGACCTTACTTCTGTCGCCAAGAACGAACATAGATTCGCTAACGGCTAATTCGGACAACCTCACCAGGGTACATTTCTCTAGCGGCTTACCGTCTATCTGATGTATTCCGCGCGCCTCAAAAGCCTCTATGTAGCTCTGCTTGGTAGGCTTGTTGGTCTTGTAGCCCTCCGCGTCCAACGGACGTTCGTCTGGGAGTGCTTTGCGTAGGAAGTTGTACATGATACCCGCCAAGACTTCGTCCTCTGGGATCAGCCCATCGCGCCGTAGCTCTGCGGTCGCGGTCGCCCAGTAGGTCCCGGCTTGGTTGTCCATAGCCAAATGGCGGGTCTGGACGGCCTTAGCCGTCTTGTGCTCCCCCAACCAGTACCGCGTCGTCTCGGTATCCAGGTACACAACGTCATACGTACCAACGAGTTCAGCCATGACCGTGCTGGGGTCTACGGAGGCGGCGTCCCAGAAGTTAGAAGCGTTGGCGGGCCATGGGATCCTGAGGTTGAACGTCCTTTCGGGACTAACGATCGACCAGGTCTCGTCCCGCCCGTACAGCTTCCGGTAGCCCTCCAGCATGGTTATGCCTAGCTCGCGTGCATCTACATACTTGGCCACGGTATCGTCATCGGGGTCATCGGTTCTGACATACGCCATCTCCATCTCGCTGGCGTACTTGTCCCAAGTCTCCGCCGGTTCCGGGCCACGCTTGACTCCGGGGCCGCAGTACCAGAGCGCTAACGCTAGGTGGACGCCGGTCCCGAACCACAAAGGGGTGGATGGGATCCCCTTTGGTACCAACCCTTCCCGGTTACGCCACCACCAAGCCGCTTGACACCGTTGGAACGAGACCCGCTCGCTAGCGCGGATTCGCGGCGGAGGTATCGTCTCGATTGGGAGTCCGGTTGCGAAGTCTCTCTTCACCTTAGCCATTGGGTTCCCTCTCTAACAACAAATCGGAAGGGGAGTGTCCGGACCCGACCGAACGGACACTCCCCTTCCTAGGCGCTGCTTCCGTCGGTGCGCTAGCAGGGGTGCGCAACCGGCCCTCGGGGGTGGGGCCTAGAACGGAGCGGCAACGCCGGATCGAGCCGAAGCCTTGCGGGGACTGGACTTCTTGGGCGCCGGAGCCACGACCTCGTCGCCGCTGTCCTCGTCATCCTCGACCTTGGAAGCCTTCGCCGGCCGACCGCGCTTGGCGGGCTTGGTCTTGGGGAAGACTCTGGCGTCGGCGTCGTCTTCGGTCTCGTCCTCCACCGGCTTGGCCTTAGCCGTCTTCTTGGGCTTGGCGGACCTGACTTCCTCGCGCTCCGCACGCGCCGCCGTACGCGCGTCCTGGTTCTCGGGGCTGGCCTGGAAGATCATCCGGAGCGCGGTTGCGAGCCGCACGGCCTCACGGAAAGCGGCCTCGGCCTTAGCGTTGGGGAACTCGAGCTCGAGCTTCTCGATCAGCCAGTCCGCGAAGCGTTCCTGAACGGCAGTGCTCTCCTTGTCCTTGTAGCCGAGGATTTCCTCATCGGTCAACTGCTTGGGCATTGTCTTACCTCTCTCTTTGGGTCGTTCACGTCTAACTCTTTTGTACCGGCCCGACTTGGTTTGGCGCTAGCGCTCAATCCTAAGTCTTTTCAGAATGATCCCGCCGGTCCGACGGCGATCCTCCCGTACGGCTTCCTGGATGGAATCCCAACGCGCGTGACGTCCCCGCTCTGCCCGAACTCCCATCCAGTAGGCCACCGCCCCGGATAGCGCGCAGCCGGTCAGGGCGATAACCCATCCCACTTCACAACTCCCGGGTACGTCTGAGTACTGCTCGCGCGTACTCTACTCCCCGCCTACCATCAAGCAGACGTTTGCTGTTCTCATCGCGCTCCGCATTCGTAAGCGCGATTCCAAGGTCCACCGTCTCCAAACTCCGTAGGTAGTGATAGAACACCGGCCTTGGATTTGATACGCGGTGGATCCGGTCTTCGGCTTGCTCTTGGTCATCCGGGACCCAGGTTTCATCCAGGAAGACCATCACATCCGCCTGGTCCAACGTAATGGCCACGCCGCCCGTCTTGGTCTGGAGCAACATCAGATGGGCTCCGCTACCCACCGGCCGGTTCATGGCCGCTATGGCCTCCTCACGCCTGCGCCCCGACTGCTCTCCCGTTAGGAGGACAGGCATTACGTCTGAGCGGATCGGAGTTCGTGAGTTGACGCTCAACGCCTGTAACCGGGCGGGTAGCTCCCGCGCGAACAGGTTCAGCATCTCCGTGAATTGGGACACTATCACCACCTTGGTAGATGGCGCATCCGGAAACCCCAACTCATCCAATAGTTGCACTAAGTATTCGAACTTGTTGGAGGGTAGCTCCGGCTGGAAGTGTTGGACCGTCTTAGTATGCGTATGGGGGCCAGGCTGCTCGGGGCAATCCGGACCGGAATCGTCGCAATCCCAAGTCTTCGTCTGAGGGATCATCCTACCGGAAGCGCCGGCAAACTGCTTCAGCCGCGTCAACTCCGCTAGGATCCCAATGGCCTCAACCCTTGAACCGTCCGCTAGATCGGCCGCACTAGTCTCCAACATCTCTTTGTAGGCGCGCCCCTGAGCCCCTTCCATAGGCAACCAAACGCCATGGGGAGAGTCTTCATCGCCCGTTACGGCCGGCGTCCCGACATAAGTCTTGGGCGGCAAGTCCGGCGCCACCTCAGCTTTAGTCCGCCGGAGGACATAGCGGTCTAGGCTCCGCCAAAGCCCTTCCTCGTCAATGAGCTTGCCGATAACGTGGTTGCTGTAGCCATTGGAAGATAGCTCCCAGAACAGCTCAGTCCAGTTCCAGAATGAAGGGAATGCCTTGGGGGCAAGCCAATTCAATTGGCCCCATAGGAGGTGCGGCCTACCTCGGGTAGGCGTACCCGTCATGGCGATTCGTAGCCCGTCCGTCCGTAGGCGGAGCATCTCCATACCTTGGCGCGTTTGGGTAGGCGTGCCGGTCAAGCGGAGGAGGGAACGGTCGGACTCATCTACGATTACAGCGCCCCATTCACGCGCAAACAGTTGTGGGAACTCATGCTCCACGCGGTCCGGCTTCCGTAGCTCCGGATCATGCCACGCCAGACGCTTCCGTTCATCCTTGCACTTGAGTTCAACCTTGCCAGCCTTCCGAGGGGTCTCCTGGCCACATACGCCACAGACCCAGTACACTCGGGTACGAACCGCCTCAGGATGCACTATCAACCACGTAGCGGCCAAATCAAGGCTGTTATCGAGTGCGTCTAGAACGGCGTCGCGCCTAGCGCGCTGCTTAGTGGTGATCTTGTTGATCCTCTGGTCGCCCTCCGGAAGCGTAACGATGGTCTGGCCGTCCATCCAGCGCGGGATCTCACGGGCCCAAACCGGTACCACGGAAGTCTTTGGCGTCACAACGAGGTACGGTCCGGCGGTCTGGCTCTCTACCACGCCGCCAATGGCCTCCAGAGTCTTCCCCAATCCCGGCTGGTCCGCTACCAGACAACCCGCCCCGTTGGCCATAGCCTCCGCCACGAAGCGCGCGCCCACCCGTTGGTACTTACGAGCCTCCATTGCCTTCGCTAGCCTAGGCGCGTATGCTGGCACCCAAGCCAACTCAGCGTCCCGCGCAGCGGCAAGGATCTTCATCTTCGCCGCTTTTGCCTGTTCCGCTTTGGCCCAAGTCCAAAGGCGCGGCCCAATGATCAACTCGGAACCAAACTCCTCACGGAGGCGCCGGCAGACCGGCATACTCAACGGTAGGCTCCAGTAGGGCTTGTTGTATTGGCCTTGATTGAGATTGGCGCCAGGGATCCGCTCTTTGAGACCCGCCAACGGGGACGAGGAACTCAGGTAAATGCGCCGGCCATTCTTGGCCAAATCCGCCTTAACGGTCACGACGCCACCGCATTCTTGGCTAGGTGGGGATAGCGCGCGTAGCAGGTTGGGCCCATCCCGCGCTTGACGCTCTCTGGGTTGGTAAGGAAGTGGCCGAACACACACCAACCGGTATTCTTGGTCAGCTCCTGAACTTCTTCCGCCGGCACCAATTCCGACTCCAGGATCTGGTAGATCATTGAGCCCACGTAGGTAAGCGTGGGGCGCTTCTTAGCGCCATCCTTGGGGAACTCCACGAGCTTGGCGTATAGCCGGCCGGAGTCCTTCCCGAGTAGGCACTGGAAGAGTGCGCCGCTCTGGTAGATCTGGCCGTGTACCACTACGGTACGGCTGAGCCGGTAGAGTCCTTCCTCGGTGGCGGTAGCCGGCTTATACCATGTCTCTACTGAAGCCTTCCGGCCCGCCTTGGCGCGCTCCTCGCGGTAGGTCTCCGTGCGGTCGCCCTCCGCTTCCATCCGCTGCATATCGCGCTCGTCCTGCTCGGTGAAAGCCCTTGCGGACGCACCCTTCAACGGGCATTGGAACGAATGGATAAGAATGGCCCCATCCGTAGCGGGATCCCCTCCACAAGTACAAACAGGAGCGGTCTGCGCGCATTCGCGGACGGCTTGGACGCTAGGGTGAGTCTGGCCGCAGTGCCCGCAATTGATAGTCATGGTATCCGCCTCTGGCTCAAAGGAAACTCCGGGGCAACGCCGTATCCCGCGCTGGGGGTCCCACCATTCGTGGGCTTCGTGATTGCGCCTAACCGTCTCTGCGAAGTAGCGCCAATCGCGGCACTTAACGATCCGCATGTCAGAACGCTTCCGCGTAGCGCGCGGCCGATACAAAACGGATCCGGAGGGTTTGGCCCGCGCGCTCTATCCGGTCTAGGATCTCTGCGTCTAGCGCTTCCTGCGGCGTACGGAGGCGCCGTTCCGGCCCGAACGGGTCGTGGTATCCCACGGCACACCAACTACTGGGATCCGCCGTGAGATAGTAGGCGGTAGCCTCCTCGATGAGCTCGTCTGAGGGTTCTAGGTACTCCGCTAGCCACTCGTCTCGCCCAAGATTCTCTACCAGCCGGTACTCGCCCCGGAATACGTCCGCCTGGTAATCCCAGCGGTGGACGTCCCCAACCTTAGCCATCTCGGTCCCTCTCTCCGGAGCGCTCGCTCGCCCCACAACCCATACTCTACTCCACTGCGGTTCGGATGGCTACAGGCGTTTTAGTCGTTGGTACGTATGGAGGTCCTCGCGTAGTGGGCAAACTGGCTCTGGGGTGCATACCCGCCTAGGCTGCGGGCGGCAACCCACGTATGGCTTCGCTAGGCCGCTTAGATGGGCACTCCGTACTGGTTGCGTTGGATCCCCTTCAGCGCGTCCCGGTACGTGCACAGGAAGTCCTCCGCCATATCGGCGCTCAGCTGGAGTAACGCCGGAGGCCAGAAGTTACGTCCGACCCGCCCGTCGTAGACTCCGGCCGTCCGGCGCTCCCCCCACATAGCATCCCAGCCTAGCCGCGCGCCGGTGTGAAGGTAGATCTTGTCGGGCTCCAGCCGGAGGTAGGCGCCTATCCGCGTACCGACGTCATAAGTCGTCAACGGACCAATACCGGCCGGACGAATCTTCCGCAAGATGTCATAGAAGTCATCAAAGCTATTGCGTTCCACCAGATTGTTGACTAGCGACCCTACTTGGCCAATGATCTCCCAACCAAACTGGCGCCTGGCGCCTACGGATACTTTGGTCTGGTGCGAATGCATCTTCCCGTTCCGGCGCCTTGAGGCGCAAGCAATCCAAACCGCTTCCGCAAACGTGTCGGCCTCTGCACACATGGCGGGTATGTCATCCGCTTTGACGTCCATCCCGCCGCCCGGTGCACGTCGCCAAAGGAAGTCCCGGATACAAGCGTCCAGAGTATCCAAAGGCCAACGCGCCGGTCGCAATCGCATTTCCTTCTCGACGTTGGCCATTACGCGCGCCGGTTCATGTAGGGTTCGGTGTCGTTGTCGACCTTCTCAACCGTCTGCACCCAGGAGTCCGGCAGGTCCTGCGTTCCCGCGAATGGGCGCGCATTCCAGCACCCATCCGATGACCCTGGCCCTAGATAGGTCATCACAGCCGTTCGGGCGTACTTCCAATTGGGAGCCTTGTAGGTAATGCGATACTTCTGCCCGGTCACCAGATCTTGCCCGGATGGAGTAGGCGCGTGGGTCCGCTGGTCCATCACGCGGCCTTGGCCTTGCTCTTGCCTTGAGAGAGCGAAGCGAGGATCTGCTGCCGGATACGGTCCAGGTCTACCTTGCGCCCTACGTTCTCCAGGAGATCCAACCGGAAAGCGCGGAACCCGAACTCCGGGTCAACAAACGAAACGATCCGGTGACCCGCCCGGTGGTCGTCGATCCTGATTGACCGAGCGCGGCCAACAGTAGCCTTCTCGGAGTCCACCCTATACGGGTTGTGCCAGGAGATCTGATGCCCCTCAATTGCGTTGATGATCTCCGTATCGGTAGCCGTGGCTAGGTCGAATGGGACCCTACGAACGGTAGGGCCGGTGGGGCGCTTCCGGAACTGCGTATTCCCGGAAACCTTTGCTTGCTTGGCCATAGCCTCGTCTGGTGTCTGGCCTGCCACCCGCATTGCTTCGGCCGGATTGCGTACCTTGACGGTCCGGTCCGCAATGGTGTGAGTACTGGTACCGCTAACGTGGGCCTCCTTGAGCCAAGCCAGGTAAAGGGCTTCATTGCCGCGCGTAGCGACCAATTCGCAGAGGCCATCCAATCGGGTAACCCCCGACACCCATCCCAGCTTGGTCAATTCCTCGGCGTAATGGGCCGCCTTATCCGGCTTCGTATTGACGGGCTCCGGGGTGGCCATCGCCAACGCAGCCTCAGACTGCGTAGGTTGGCCGTGTTTCCCGGCATGGTTGCGCATCCGCAAGCATCCAGCCTTCGGGCATTGGTTTGCGGCGACAGCCGCGACGGTCTTGAAGACTGAACGTTGGGACGGGACTGTGGCTACGGCCTCGCGGGCTAGCTCCAAATCCTCTTGCTTTGGCGGCAACGGAGTCCGCTGTGCAGCCTTGGTACGCTTGGCGGTAGCGGCGGCTCGTAAGCCACCCTTGCTTGCGATTGCGGTCGGCATCTCAGTTCCCTCTCGAATGGTTTCTGGTGGGCTTGGGAGTTACGGACGGACTAGGGTCATGGAGCAGGTCTTGTACCCGCCAACGCCGCTGACGCCGGAGAACGAAGCCTCGCGCCATCCGTCCTTGGCTTGCGAATCGCGCCACTTGCGGGCATTCTTCTTGCAGTTGACGCCACGGAATGTCTCCGTCCAGCGTTCGGTAGTGGTCGTGGGTTGCATTGTCATTTCCTCTCTAGAATTCGGGGCTCTGGTAGTAATCGCGGTGGCCTAGGGATAGGCCATCGCTTCCCTTTGGCGCCATGACGCGCCTACGGGTCTCGCGGCTGATGTAGGTCTTGCGTAGGCGCCCGTTCTTGTCCATGCGCCAGGTCTGTACCGGAGTATGGGCGTCCTCGTTGAAATGGATACAATCGGGACTAGGCTCGCTACAAATCTCCGTACTGGCCGGCGTGATGTCGTAATCCTGCGCGGGCCAGACCTTCTTGTTGGCGCTGACGTGGTCTCCTCTGAGGTCAATCTCCTGGACCTTGCCGGCCCGGTCGTACCGGACGGCTACCACGGTGTATGGCTGACGGTCGGAGTACATGCAGACCGTAGCGCCCATTCCCACCACGATCTCCGGATAGCGGGAGTTCTCCATGATCCGGTTCACAACAGATCCGTGCATCTCATTCCCTCTCTCGCGTAGGCGGCTCGCTCCGCCAGACGTAACGTACGGTACTCGCTTTGATTGGTTATGGCTAGCTGGCGGCGGAATCTCTACGGCCCAGCTGGTACGCCTGCTCCAGGACTCGTACTAGCGCGGCACGGTTCCGGGAGTACTCGGAATCCCAACCGACCCCACCTTGGATTCCGCCCCCCAGGGTTGGCATTTCGTAAGACTTCATCCCAAGTTTGGCGGTCCACTCCTCCAGAGCGGCTTGGGAGGTTTCCGAACGCTTGGTCGCTGCCGCCAAGCGTTCCGCGCGGAGGCGCATCGTGGCGAGGTGCGAACTCCAAAGGTCGATCACATTGCGGCTCTTGATGACGGCCGTCCGGAAGCCATCTTCGGCCCGCTCGGGTTCGAGAGTATCGCGATCGAGCAGTTGGATCCGGACTCCGTCGCTGGTGGTCGAACTCGGACGGCGCAATGTCCACGACGCCCGACCCTTGTGGTTGAAGTTGTCTACCGCAACTCCGATCTCTACGACGATCGCGGGCTGAGCGGAAGCTTCCGCGCCCTCGTACATCGAGCCGATGACGACCGCGTAGGTCATTCCGGTCTTGATCTCGCTTCGCTTCATGACGGTCCCTCTCTCTCGGCGGGGCTCGCTCCCCACTCCAACGCCTACGGTACTCGGCCGTTTGGCGTATGGCTACCGTAGCACCAAGATTCTTTGCAGGAGATCCTTTGGTTGCGGCGCATGCGATCTAGAATCCTATGGGCAAACGCGAGGCTCGCTGGGTAACCGGGTACGTCTGTGGTCGCGACGCCCGTATGGCGTTCCTAGCCCACGCGGGATGCAGATAACGGAGGGTACGCAAAAGGGGCGCCTACTGGCGCCCCTCGCTAGATCCGTTCCGGTCAGCCTAGGATCCGGACGGTTGCCACGATCACCATGGCTACCGCTACCCAGAAGAGGATAGCGAAGAGGCAGCCACTCATAGTGCCGCCAATACTCCGCTCGCCCCATTCCCTCTCAACATTCTTTCCCATGCCTCTTATCCTAATGTAGGGAATTGGTTTTGGCTACAGTCACAAGAGGGCGAGTCCCCCGCAACTCGCCCTCTATAGCAACGACCAGCGTAGCCCTTTGGCGTACACCAGTCTTGCGCCTATCCCTCCAAGGCGCCGCGCGTACGGGGCGCGTCCGGACCGACGCGCTTGGCGGGAGCAACGCGGTCCAAGGGGACGTCTGCCGCTGCCGCGCGTCCGGCGCTCTGAGCCGCCAGACCGGTAGCGGAGTAACGACGGTCCCGTTCCTTCCGGTAGGCCGCAGTCTCCCAATAGGGCTTGGGCGTCCGCCCTTTCCTAGCCGGTGCCCTCTCGGGGATCGCCACGTCCGTCTTTGGCTGCGGGCGTAGCTCCGGGAACTCATCCCAGAGCGCTTCCTGAACGCGCTCCGTCCGTCCGTGGAGAACGAGCGCGCCTCCATTGGAGTCCGCTGCATCACGAGCCGCGCAGAGGCGCCGGTCAAGCTCATCAACGAACGAGCGCGCGAACTCATCCCGGTAGAGAGCGGCGCTGATGCCGCGCCCATCTAGCGCCGGAGTCTCATTGCGAGCGGCGCATTCCTCCTTGTAGTACTTCCCTACCAGCGCCGCACGGGCATGGGAAGTCTCGCCCCAGATCAATTTGGCCGCCCGGTCGCGCGTTATACCAGCGCTGCGGAGCCGATAGGCGTTGGCCCGATCGCTGAGGTTCGGGTCTGGCTTAGGCTCTAACCGTTCCCCGAATACGATTCGGGCGTTGGCGGTGATGAGCTCGGCTAGCCGGAGATCACCGGAGTAGCCAACCATGACCGCCCAAATCCCGTACTCTCCGGTGTCGTGGTTGGTCTTCCAGCGGTAGTGCATCTTGACCCCGGAGTGGGTCGCCGCCGCGTAGGCCAGCGCATACCATTCCTGGTAGTAGCTACTCCCTGGCTTCTTGGTGGTAGCCCTAGTGGAGTCCTTCAGCGGCCCCAACCAGAGCTCGTGGACCTCAGGAAGGATCTCCACCTGATCGGAGGCGATCAAGTATTCCTCCGCGATCCGGTAGTCCCGCATCAGCTGCTCCGCCTTTGAGCGGAACGCTGTTGCCTCGTCCGGGAACTCGCTGGAGTCCGCCTTGGCTAGGAGTGCCTGCACCAAGGTCATGATCCGGTTAAGGTCAATCGTGGTAGTAGTCATCTCGGGTCCCTCTCTGCAGCGGCTCGCTCCGCTCGCACTCCGTACGGTACTCCACTGCGGTCCGGAAGTAAAGGGCGATGGCCCCTCCTGTACGTGGTTGCGAGTCACCACAGGAGGGGCCACCAAGGTCTGGGGGAACGGTAGGGGAGAGGGAACTACCCATGCCCGTTCGACCGCGCCAGGCCCACCGTAGGGAACGGTACCTCACGCCGGAATCTGGCGCTACTAGTTAGGACCGGACTCAGGCTCCTCCTCCGGCGGGTAGGCATTGACGTGTCCAGCGGCAACCAGACCCGCCAGGCCGGCTAAGTAGGTCACCAATTCAGTGACCGCATCCGCCGCGTCAACGGCCCAGGGAGACGGAATGTGCTTCAGCACAATTGCCGCGCCTGCGAGGACGATGGTGATCAAGTAGATGGTCTTTCGGACGTTCGGACTATCGGTGAACATAGCGCTCCATTCCTACGTTATATCGGGCCGAGTCCTAGCTCCATTGCCCTTACGTCTCGGTAGCGTACCGGCCGCTGGTCGGCCGCCCGGGGAGGGATGCCATTGAATGTGAGTTTCGAGATCAGCCCGGATGGCGGTTGACTCGGTTCGCAACCGGGCCACTTCAACTTGCAGCAGTTTGATCTCGGAACGTAGACTGGTAACCTCTGGTGAAATGAGGATTCCCTCGTCGTCGTATTCAGCCGGCTTCCCGAGAAGGTCGTCAATCCCTCGATCGAACCGACGAAACGTACGAACGCCACGTTTCCACATAGGACGTATCACCTTCCGGTATACCCATCCTAGAACCGTACCGAGCGCTATCAGCGCTCCGCACACTACGCCAACCGTCCTCCACCAGTCTTCGCTGAATGACCTCCACGCATCCGCTAGCATCGGAACGCCGTTCTCTTGTTGCCGCCCGTGCCGGGGTCCAGGACACGGGTGTCTTGCTATCCTCTAGCTAATAGTACGATGAGCGCAATTATAGAGACCAGAACGGCTAATCCCCCAAAGATCGCGCCCAGATTGAGCCGCGATTCGCCTTGCTGACCTTGCTTCCCTTGTGCTTCGTATTGGGCCCGTCTTAGATCGGCGATATCCTTCTGGATTGGTTCCAGTGCGGCCGCAAGAGCAGTCGTAGCGGCCGATGCGGCCGCCTGAACTTGTGTCCTCAAGGCTTCAGCAGATTGCGCCACTTGGGCCGCCAGGGTCTGAGCTTGTTGGGCCGAAACCTCCGCCGCCCGTTGTACTGCGTTGACGTCAATCTGCCTAATGGCATTGATGCGTTCCGCTTCTTGTGCACGCAGTCGATCCTCATACCCAGCTCGAACCTCGGCTATCTCTCTAGAATGCCTTCTCGCCTCGTCGGCCAGGCGCTGATCGGCCGCTCTCAGATCATCTTGTCGTTGTATCGCGGCCCCAACAAGATCCAATACATTCCGAGTGGGATCAACGACGGGGTCACCGACCGCATCTACCCCCAAGCCATGAGCCGGCTCCAAATTTCGGCTTGGGGGCCTACGGCCGGTCACAATTCAGACCTTGGGGGTAACGGCGAAGTGTTCAGCGAGTTCTTCGTCCAGCATTTCGCGGATCTCATCGGCCGTCTTGTCGGCCAGGAGCGCCGCCAACTTCTCCATCTGCTCGTCGCTGAGCTTGACGGTTTCCGTCGGACGGCCGACGTCATCCATCGTATAGATGTCCACGCCGTACACGCCCGCTCGTACGTCGGCCATGGCGACCGAAACGTACGTAAGGCTCTTCATCCCTCGCGCCGCCAGATTCAGCGCCAGAGACCGCATGTCGGCAATCCCGCGTACCGTATTGCCGGCCATGATGACGATCTCGCCCTTTTCTCCCCGCAGGAAGACATCCACGTCGTCCACCCCACCCTTCTCGAATTCGAGTACGGCGGCCGGAATGTTGTCTCCGGCCCAATAACGGATGTGCCAAGGTTCGGACTGGACCTCATGTGAGAATCCGTATGTCCCCTCATTCGCTACCAACCAGGCCAGCGTAAGGTTGTCCAACGATTCGGCCGCCGCATCGCTGTCGCGTTCCTCGCCGGTATCGATCGCTAACGCCCAACCGTGATTGGAAGTCCCGGGCACAGCAGCTACCGCAGTCCCGGGCTTTTGGTACCAGCGCTTTCCTTGCCACAAGACCGACGGGCGGCCGGCCAGGACCTTAGTTGTGTATCGCTCTACGAAGATTCGTTGCTGAACTTCGTATGGACGATACGAATCGAACAAGGAAGTAGCTTTGAGTGTATGCCCGGCCCTGAGAGCCGCAGCGCACAATGCCCGCCAACTGCGCGCTGCCGGCGATACCAGACGAACGGTGACGCCACCGGCTAACCCCGGGGTATCGACCAGAATCTCCGCTGGCAACTTGCCGTTGGTCTTGCCGCCAAGGGATCCTGGCATCGTTACCGCATGTACGGGAAACGCCATTCTCTCACCCCTATCTCTTGTTACGGAGTCTACTCGAGCAGCCGTTACTGCGACTTGCCGAGAATGACTACCCTATGGCTCTTGCTAGCCGGAGCGGGATTGGCCCAAAGCAACACCAATACCCTATCATTCAGGACCAAGCCAGTTACTAGCTTATCCGGCGTAAATGGTAACGGGGTTGAGTCGCAGTCCAACCTGATTCGCAACGGGGACGCTTGAGTAACGGTTGCCCAAACATGGACATCAGGCCCAAATGGCTCTTTTGGGACTAATAGGTCTAAGTTACGTTGGCTCATAGGTCTACCACCTCGCGCAAGATAGTAACCGCCAACGCCTTCCCGTCCAATGTCAATCCGGTCCTGGAGACAACATGACGGGCATCAATCCCGGCCGGCTGCCGCCTGAACTTAGCGGCTTGGTTCACAGCCAAGCCGGGAACGGGCGCGTGATTGATCTCCACACTAGACGTCGGGCTAGTCAGCTCAATCAGTCTCTTCTGCGCGGTTGCATCCAACGCCGCCTGATCGACGGCTTCGATCCCAGTTTCGGTCCGCCCAATGACCCGCCCGCGGTTTGGTTGAGAGTATGGGGAGTCAACATCGGTATTGTTCACCGTAGATGTTAACGCGGCGGTAGTACCATCACCGATCCCAACCAACGTGACCCGATTGGGGATGCTCCAGATGTCTACATCCCTGACGAAGTTAGGCTCATAGATAGATTCCGGGCCGTCAATGAACTCGTAACGCAACGGCCGCTGGGCGGGTAGGATATATGGCGCCCCCACCATCTGACCTTCGAAGTTAGAGTACAGGCTGAAGTAGTTGATGAGATCCAATAGGTCGTTGATGATTCGCAACTTACTGGTTCCCGAACTCCATACCAGGTCCCCATCCAAGACCTTAGCCGAAGC